ATATGATCTGTATAAGTTTTTCTTTAGTTTAAAGCTGAATCCTTTACGACATATACCTAGCCCATATACTCAGTTTATACTTATGTTTTATTTAAGTGTTATGTGGACAGTAATATTCACTCTTGCTGTGGGCCAAAGTATTTATTTTGGTATTGGCAGTGTAGGAGCCCACCTGCTTGTAGTTGGGGGCTTCTTTATTACTGCGCTTGTTTTTGCCGATGCGGAAAAGAATGGCCATCTGTGGGTCAAGAGACAAATGCCCCCACAAAATAAAAACAAATGTATATGGGACTTGGAGAATGAAGGATAAAATTTATACAGTAATTCAAGCACATTATGGATCAGACCACTCTTTTTGGAGGGTGGTCTCTAATGAAAAAGACAAAGAGTTTCAAACTGTAGGAAAGTTTCCTACTAAAGAAAAAGCCGAAGAATATGTTACATATCTAAGGCAAGCCACTGATAGGAGTCACAATCAATGGTAGACAGCGTAAACTTTCCTCCCCACTACCGTGCACATGCTAGTGGGGTTGAGTGTATTCAAATTACAGAGCATATGAACTTTTGCCTGGGAAATGCCATAAAATATATCTGGAGAGCGGGCGTAAAAAGTCAAGATCCTGTAGAAGATTTAAGCAAGGCTGTGTGGTATTTGAATAGAGAGATTCAAAGGCTAGAAGAGGCGCAGGAAAAGAGGGTTCAAGAAATTGTGGAGACGTTTAAATGAGTAAAGGTAGCAAGCAACGTCCTACAAACAAAACTAAATTTAACGATAATTGGGAGAAAATCTTTGGTAAGACGACTAAAAAAGAGAGACCACGAGAACTTATCCGACACAAATATACGGAAAGTTATAGACCTTCTGAATGGTCAGGCCCCTATTTCGAAAAAAGAGGCGTGTTCGATTCTCAATATTGCATACAATACAACGCGCCTACAGAGAATTATTGATGACTTTGAAGAAACGCAAGCGTATCGAAACAAAAGAAAGTTACAAAATAAAGGAAAAGCGGCAACAAAAGACGAAGTGGCAGATGCGGTTATTAGATTCTTATCTGGCGACCCAATCTCGGATATTGCAAGCGGATTATATCGTTCCGCAGGGTTTATCAAAGCAATCATCGAACGAGTTGGGGTGCCACAAAAACAAGAAGGAGTCTATGACTACTTGCCAGAAGAGTGCGTTGCTGAAGATTTTACTGTCGGAGAGATAGTATGGTCGGCCAAATATCATGGCCCAGCCATAATTCAGGCAGAGCTTTCAGTAGACTATCAAGCCGAGCGCCCAGGCTATAGAGACGTAAATTACGAAAAGAAGTACGGTACTAAAGCATATAACATTTGGGTAATTGAAAAAGTAGATGATGACTACAGTGATCGCTGGACTACTGCTACAGGTGGTGGTTTTAGCTCTACCCAACTTGCGTATGATTTAGGAAAACTATCACACCTCGAACAATACGGAATTGATTTATCACGTATCTAAAAAAAGTTCTTGACTTTCATCTCTCATACAAGTATAATATGTGTATTGAAGATGAGGAAACCAATGGGCGACCGATTTTATTTATCACAACTAGCTGCCTTAGGAAACTGTCCTGGGGCTACCATATCACAACAAAGAAGGAAACGTAAAATGGCGTGGACCGACGAAAAGAAGGCAGAAGTAATCGAAGCATACGAATCTGCCAACCCTACTCCAGAAACCTCAATGGAGATCGTCAAAGATATTGCAGACGAATTTGAAGAATCACCTAATGGTGTTCGCATGGTTCTTACTAAAGCGGGCGTATATGTAAAGAAAGCCCCCGCTTCGGGTGGAGCGAAAGCTGGCTCGACTGGTGGTAGTGGCGGTGGACGCGTATCCAAAGCTGCCGCTATTGAGAGCCTGACTGCTGCTATCAGCGATGCTGGCCTCGAAGTAGACGAGGAGATTCTTAGCAAGCTGACTGGTAAAGCAGCCGTATATTTCACCGGACTTATTACCTCAGCATCTAACTAATAATCTTTTTATAGGCCACTCTCTTTCGGGGGAGTGGTTTTCTGCTATCTGAAGAAAATACCTTAGAGTTCGGCAAAGTAAAATATTTTACTGACCTGCTACCTAAGGAGTATTTGTGAAAAAAGAAGAACTAGCAGACTTCGTAAAAGACTATGGCGATGCTGTCATAACCTATAGAAGTGAAAACAGTCATAAGTTAAAATACAATGTTTGCACATTGGACTTTAGCACGCCTTACATTCAAGGTAAAAAGAACAGGGCCAAAGAAAGTGACGAAACATTACTTATGTTTTGTTGGGATACTGATTCTTTTAGACTTTTGAAGCCTAGGAATGTGACTAGTGTAGTGCCCTTATCCTCTGTTCTAAAAAACGGAGACTAACATGGAACTACATCAATCTCCCGAAGTGTACGAAAAAGTAGTACACTATGACGAAGAAAAAGAAACCCAAGTACGACTAACAGTTAGTACGTTTAGGGGTGTAGAATATATTCATCTGAGAAAATATTATTTAAGTTTTACAGAAGAGTGGTGTCCTACCCCTGACGGAATAGCTTTCCCATTAGACTTTAATAACAGTAGAGAATTATTTACGGGACTACTGGAGATACTAAGTTTGGCAGAAAGTAAAGAACTGATAGAAGAACATTTTTCTGACATTCTCCAGGACATTTATAGAAAATAATTCTTGACTTTCATTTCTTTTTTCAGTATAATATATGTTCTGAGTGAGGATACTAAATGAAAGATTTTATTGAAAAAGCTGCAACTGCGTACTACTCTGGCTACCCGATAATCTCGGACGAAGAGTTTGACTCTATTGTAGCAAAGTATAACTACGATCAAGTCGGTCATCAGGTTACTGATGGCGTACCGCACCTGTATCGTATGTACTCCCTTCAAAAAGTTTTTAGTATAAATGATATTCCTACCCCCAACATAGATTACGTTTGTACTCCTAAGTTGGACGGGGCTGCTGTGTCTTTACAATATGTAAACGGACACTTTGCGCTCGGATTGACACGAGGTGATGGTAATCTTGGCCGAGACATTACCCTAAAACTAGAAGAACTGGTGCCTGCAACAATCCCTATGAAGGGAGAAGTGCAGATTACTGGCGAAGTAGTTTGCCCCTCGTCTGTCCCCAATGCTCGAAATGTAGCATCTGGATCGCTAAACCTCAAAGACATACACGAGTTTAGGGCGAGAGCCAAAGACTTGGTCTTTGTTGCTTACGACATGCAGTTTGCAGGTGACTACGCAAACTACATGGATGCAATGAAAGCGTTGGCCCATGAAGGCTTTAATGTTGTTACCGAGTTCGACTACACAGACTATCCAACAGATGGTTCGGTGTATCGGATAAATAACCAAAAAGCCTTCAAAAAAATGGGATATACAGCTCATCATCCTCGCGGCGCTTTTGCTCTCAAGGAGCAAAAAGAGGGTGTACATACAGAATTACTCGATGTTGTGTGGCAGGTTGGTAAGTCGGGCACAGTCAGTCCGGTTGCTATCCTTTCTCCTGTCGAAGTAGATGGTGCTGTTGTGAGCAGAGCAACACTGCACAATATCGAGTACATTCGCAGCTTGGAACTAGAAATAGGCTGCGAGGTAGAAGTTATAAGAAGTGGTGAGATCATTCCGCGAATCGTTCGCAGAGTAGACCTGCCAAAAAATAGTTCTTGACTTTTACCTCAGTTTTTCGTATAATATATTCTACATTTTCGGAGAAGTCTAAATGCTAAGAGAGATCGTGCCACCAACGGTATGCCCGTCATGCAGTGGTGAGCTTACTTTTGTCCGCGATATTTTATACTGCCATAACAGCAGTTGTGCGGCACAAAAGGCTAAAAAGATTGAACACTTTGCAAAAACTCTGAAAATTAAGGGCTTAGGCCCAGCTACTATCGAGAAGCTAGAGATAGATGACTTTGACCAAGTTTATCTGTATGATGAGATATTACTGTGTGAGAGGCTGGGCGAGAAGCTCGGTACAAAGTTACACGCAGAAATTCAAAACTCTGCCTCTGCCCCTCTCGAAATGGTACTACCTGCTTTTGGGATTCCTTTAATCGGAAAAACGGCAACGAAGAAGCTGTCTGAGACTATTACGTCCATTACTGAAATTACACCAGACACTTGTGAGCGTGCCGGATTAGGCCCAGTAGCAACACAGAATCTATGCAACTGGATGGATGAAGAATTTTATTGCTTCTACGATGGGTGCCTTCCATTTGATATGAAGTTTTCATCCCGGGCTTCAACTCCCGCTCCGCAGTTAGATGATGTTGTTTGCATCAGTGGTAAGTTAAAGAGTTTTAAAACTAAAGCTGAAGCAACTGATCGTCTAGAACTTCTTGGTTACAAAGTAAAGACGAGTCTAACCAAAGATGTTACGATTCTTGTGAATGAAAGTGGTATTGAATCAGCTAAAACTAAAAAGGCCAGAGAATCTGGCGTAAACATTGTCACGGATTTAAAATCCTATTTGGAGAAAATATATGGCACTTCCTAAGTGGACAGAGGAGCGTACTGACCAGCTCACTCTTTTTGTGGGCTCAGAAAGCCCCGTATCTCAGGCGACTGTTGCAGAGGCAGCAGAGCGTCTCGAAACTTCTGCTCGTTCCGTCTCTAGCAAACTGCGAAAGATGGGCTTCGAAGTAGAACTGGCTTCTGCCGCAGCAGGCAAGTCTTTTACCGAAGACCAAGAAGCTACATTGTCTGCCTTCGTTACTTCCAACTCTGGTGAGTACACTTATGCTCAAATCGCTGAGCACTTTGAAGGCGGCGCATTCTCTGCTAAGTCTATTCAGGGCAAGATCCTGAGCATGGAGCTGACTGACCATGTCAAGCCTGCTCCCAAGGTTGAGAGTGTTCGTACCTACACTCCCGAAGAAGAAGCTACTTTCATCTCTATGGTGAATAATGGCGACTTCGTAGAAGCTATCGCTGAAGCTCTTGGCCGTTCGGTCAACAGCATTCGTGGTAAGGCTTTAAGCCTTCTCCGCTCTGGCGATATCGCTGCTATTCCTCGTCAAGAGACTACTAAGGGTCCAGCTAATGCTGATCCTCTCGCCGAAGTTGACGTTGCTTCTATGACTGTAGAAGCTATTGCTGAAGCTATTGGCAAAACTGCTCGTGGCGTAAAGACTATGCTGACTCGTCGTGGCTTGACTGCCGCTGACTATGACGGTGCTGCTAAGGCCGCTAAGTCTCAGTAATTCTTTTTGTTGTAGGCGGCTGGCCTCCCTTGGGGGCTGGCCTTTTTATGTTCGGGGGAACAGTTGAATATCTCTAGTGCTTTGATAAAGCAGTGTATTTCTGTGGGAGACTTTGAGACGTGGAGCTATCTACGTAAAGAGTATCTTCCTAATGAGTATCACCTGATTTATGAAGCAATTGATAATCATTGTGAAAAGTTTCACCAGTTTCCCTCTTTTGATGATCTAAAACTAAGCATTCGACACCCTGCTACTAAGGACAAGGTGTTTGCTCTAGAGTCTGTGGATGTAGACATAGAGCCCGCTACGTTGTTAGAGTATCTAAAAAATGAATATGCTCAGAAGGAGATACTTAACTCTCTTGACAAGTATATTGATAACTCTGTATTATTTGCAAGTGCCGATGAGTCAGTACAGGAGCTACATCAGATAGTTCTTGATATTGAAGATAAAGTGGACCTTGAGGTTCCTCAAGAAAGTATGCAGCGCATACATCTAATGGAGCCTGAGGAGGAGTTATCTAAGCACATTGGCCTGGGCCTCAATACTTTGTATGACGAGGACATTACTTTTAGCCCTCGAGATTTGATTCTTGTGGGCGGAAGGCGTGGTTCAGGTAAGTCTATTACCTGTGCAAATGTTGCAAATAATGTGTTTCAGTCTGGTCGTTCAGCTATCTATTTCACCATTGAGATGGATAGTCGAGCGATACTGCAACGGTGTTGCTCGATCGCCACTGGCGTGCCCTTTTCTCGTATCCGCAATGGAAATCTTACGAACGTAGAGTGGGAGAAGATAGCCGGTTGGCAGGCTGCTAGATTTGTCAATGGACAAGAGCGGCTATTAGAATACAAAAAGAGCCAAGCACGAGACTATAACGAGTTTCATAAAAAATTAACATCAGAGCATGAGCTTCTCCCGACTCAGCAGCTTGATGTTATTTATGATCCTAGTCTAACTATTGCCAAAATACGAGCAGAGTTGGACAAAAAAGTTAGTAGAATCGGAGCAAGTGTTATTATTGTAGACTACATAAACCAGGTTAAACGTTCTCACCTCCCTTCCCGAGGTGGGCAATATGACTGGACAGAACAGATTGAAGTATCCAAAGCGTTAAAATCTATGGCCCAAGAGTATGAGTGTGCCGTTTTCTCTCCGTATCAAACTGATGCTACGGGAGAGGCGAGATTTGCCAAAGGCATCCTAGATGCGGCAGATGCCGCATACGCTCTTGAGACGTGGGATCAAGAAGATCAGTGTATCTCTTTTAATTGTGTAAAGATGCGTTCTGCTAGTATGAAGTCTTTTACTTCTACTATGGATTGGGAGACTTTAAAGATTGGGCCGGAAACTGCCTTGACCCCCAAAGAACGTGATGAAACTTCACACAAATCGGATGAAGAAATTCACGACCTCTGATAAAAATAATGCTTGACACTCCCGTCGATTTGGTGTATAATATATGCTTAATCACGGGAGTTTTTTATTTATGGGAATGATTTATGGATCTTTACGCTACACTACCACCGGAAGAAAGAAAAAAGGTTTTGGCAGAAAAACTAAGACTGTCACGAGAGGGGATTTACATGCACCTCAGCGAAATAGTTGCCGCAGGAGTACCCCTGAGTACCCCTCGCGTCCCGATACAGTTGGAGTTGCCGCTCGGGTTGAAAGCCCACGTTATACGGGAACCCTCGTCAGAGGTATCAGTACGATGCATAAAAGCAATGCCGTACCTGTTATAAATGAGGAAGAAATGAAAGATATTGCGAGGATGAGAAGATAATGCATGACGCACTTATGGAACATTGGAATACCCCTGATACTTGTCCAAACTGTGGAGAGACATTACAGGGAGATGGGTACACAATACCTTATCACTGCCTTAATGCATATGAGGAAGATTGGTGGTACTCTGAGCCAGATAGCGGCCCTTGGCTTTGTAGTATTGATGCTGACTACGATGAGCCTACTGAGATGGACGAATGGGCATCTTTTGATCCGGACTGTTAATGAACGTAGAAGACTTACTTAGTACAAAAAATATACCGTTTACTCCTAAAGGCAAAGATTATGTTGTTCGGTGCTTAAACCCAGAGCATGACGACAATAATCCTAGTATGAGAATAGATCAAGTAACTGGTGTATTCAACTGCTTCTCTTGTGGATATAAGGGGACAGTTTTTGCACATTTTGGACAAAGAGCTGATCGCATGGAAATGCGTAGGCAGATGTTAAAGAAAAAAATAAAACAAGTAAGAGAAGAGAGCGTAGGAATTGAACTCCCTATAGATGCTACTCCTTACATCGGTAACTGGAGAAGTATTCGTCCAGAGACCTACAAAAACTTTGGTGCTTTTCTAAGCGCAGCAAAAGAGTTTACGGGCAGAGTGTGCTTTCCCATTTATGATAGAACAGGGAAGATAGTAGCAATACAAGCCCGTACTCAAACAAATCAAATGCCAAAATATTACAACGCTCCCATGGGTGCAAAGATGCCTTTGTTTCCTGTGGTTGAGCCAATACAAAGTAGTATACTTTTGGTTGAAGGAATTTTTGATGTTCTTAATCTACATGATAAAGGACTTACAAACGCAGTCTGCTGTTTTGGGGTGCGTAATTTTAATGAGCAAAAAGCAGAAATGCTGTCTGTTCAAGGCGTCACAAATGTCGATATATTTCTAGACAATGATGAGGCTGGTCAAACAGGAGCAAAAAACATAAAGGAGATATGTGAAGGAATTGGCCTTACCACTCGCAACTGGACCATGGGCGATAAGTACATGGATGCGGGTGCTCTATCTCAACAACAAGTAGATAAGCTACGGAGTAATTTATATGCCTAAGGTTGCATTAGTAGAAACCAAGCCAAGTAAAACTAATTTTGCTAAAGAGTTTGAAGGGGCCTTTGAGTTTGATCAATATCAACTCTGTTCAGATCCCCGGATTAAAAAAGTTCTAAAGCGAGATTGCGATATTGATATGAACCCAGATGACTACGACTGGGTTGTTCTTGTAGGCAGTGATGCCTTAAAATATTATACTAAGATTAATTCCGTTACAGAGTACTCAGGTAAGAAGGTAGAAGATAAGTTTTTACCTGTAATCAACCCGTCAATGCTGGCATTTAAGCCGGAAGCACGTCGTACTTGGGAAGAATCAAAAGATAACATTATTAAGTACATCTCTGGAGAGATTGAAGATGTAGTAATCAACGAAGAGATTGCTTTCGGGATACAAGATACGGAGCAAGCAAATGAATTTATTCGGGCTGCCATCAAAGCAGAGTGTGGATATGTTGCACTCGATTCTGAGACGACTGGGCTCTACCCTCGTGATGGCTATATGTTGGGCATTAGCCTTAGTTATGATGGTAAGTGCGGTGCTT